AAAACCTAAACTAGCCAAACCACTAAGGAAGCCGCCTTCACCACCAGCTTTTGTGATGTTTGCAATAGCTCCAGTGTCACCGAAGATCTTCGGGCCAGTTGCAAGAGTTGCTAAAGCCAATGGGCTGGCTTCTCCTGTTGCAACTTTGTATACCGTGTCGGCTTTTGCGATCAGTGCTGCGGGTGCTTGCCATGGGCCAGGGACAAACTGAGCCACTTTGGCAACGGGGCGAACGACCTTCTTAAATAACTTTTTGCCAAACTTGGCTATTTTTTTAAGAAAGAATTCTTCAAGCCCAGTTTGCGGGTTTAGCGAAGCGATGCCTAAGCCAACAACGTACTCTTCTGGATTCAATCCGACTTCTTTGAAGCGAGTTTCTACCGCTGATTCAAATTGTGGGTCATCCATCATCTCTGCTGGCAAAACCACTTCGCCCGGAGTCAAGTGGGCAAGTGTGGAATCACCGCCGCGACCAGCTTGCGAAACCTGTAACGCTGCATCAGCGAGAGGGGCAGTCTGGCTAATTTGTGCAGCTTCAATGAGTTGTTCAGCCTTTCTGGCTTCAAAAGGATCTTCGGCAGTGTCGCGAGCGACCATGAGTTCTTGTATCGCTTGCCGAAGGTCGGCATCACGATCCACTGGCTCCTGCATTGCCGTTGTGTATTCCATTGACTCTTCTTGAGTCAAAGGATCTTCAACCGCCCCGCCTTCTTCAAAGCGCATAGGGCTGGTCGGCTCCATCATGCTTTGTATTCGCGCTTCTAAAAACCTGTTCATGATATTGTCACCGTGACTGCTCCTACACCAAACGTAGCTCCTACACCGCTGGGATATGTTTGGTGATTATACAAATCCCTAAACTGAGTGCCATCAAAAGCCTGATGGATACTCGTAGTTGAGTTAAATATTATCGCACCCGTTGCAAACTGTAACTCACTGATTTCTGTTGAGTTGAAGTGCGGAGAGATAGTGATATCTACGCTACTGAGGTTTAACTCTAAAACCCGAATCAAACGGTTGAAAGTGGCTTTGTCAACTGACTCTCCCAGAGCAAGTGGCAATCGCGTTTCAAGCAGCTTGCTCACGATCTCCTGCCACTGGGTTGTATATCAATCCGCGTAGAGCCTAAGCGCCATTTGTAACCAGTTTGGTTGTTCGTGTCGTTATCGTCGTCACTTTCAAATCGAAACACCACCTGACGCGCCCTAGTTCGCAAAGAAGAAAACGTGCTGGTTTGAGAAACTTGAGTAGTAGAATCAGTTGAAAGTGATTGCCCCGGAAAATCGCGACGCTTCACAACGATATTCATTGCAGGGGTGTTAGAAATCGTAGGATCAACTTGGAATTTCATGTCTGGAATGATCCTTCTCACGAAACTGTAGTTTTCTCCAGAAGCTATATCAAGGTCGCCGGATTCTATGAAAACGCCACTCATTGGCGCGCCGTTGTCGTCGTATCCTTTTTCGTGTTCAAACAAACAGTTGGTTCCAGATGTTTGCGCCCCTGCTCTGGGCAAATCCTCAATGCCACTATCCAACCAACTATAACGAACTAAACTCCCAACGCTCCAATTACCTTCTTCATAGTTATAAATGACATATCTGCTTATTTCGCCAGTGGCATCCTCAAGGCTGGGATAGAAGAACCACATCTCTCCGTACTCTGTGTTCATGCCCATAAAGCATTTGAACGCTTGGCCAAGATCTAAATCGTTGAAAACGTGTTCTTGTACGGAACAGGGTAACTTTTGCACTGCTCCGTTATAAAAGTAAAAAGAGGTTTTGGATGCGAAGTAAACACCGTTAGGGCCGTTTGCGGCGGCTTTCGGCCCTAGCAAACCGCTGCCTTCATTTACCAGATTGATCGCGAAGGTTAGCGGTGGCCCAATAAAATTCATGCTATATAAGCTGGTGTCCGTCCAAATCAATATTTCCTGACGCGACTTGATCCCGCCCACAATAAAAGACCCAGTAGATAGCCTTACGCTTCCTGCTGAATTAGTGGCTGTCGGCTCAAAATCTAATTCATTCTCAGAGGTAGAAAAGGCAACCAACATCGGGTCAATTACTCCAGTGCGAGAGCCGCTGGAAATTGGGTCTGCGCCTAAAACCACTAAGTGCCTGTCGGTTTCTGAGGTAATAACTTGAAGCGCCACAGTCGGTACAAGGTTTGCTCCAGATATACCCGAAAGCTCCAAAGCCCGAACAGAAGTGCCGTTGTTCTCAACCCAACGAAAGATACCAGCGCCTCGCACATTTATGATTAAATTTTCGCCATAGTTGTCATGTGTCCAAAGCCTTAACTGGTTGGTAGAGCTTATGGCGCTCGCAGACCCCCAGGCTCCAGCACCCCAAGTTCCAACACCCCAACCAGAGCTAGAGACATAGGTATCAAGGCCGACGTTAATTTGATACGCACCGACAACAGAGCTCCCACCGTTTCCACTGTCAGAACTATTAGCAGTCACCGTTGCATCGCTTGTGTCCTTAGCGGTGATTTCGTATGTGTTCGTCCCAGTGACTAGAGCGATTTGATACTCTTGGTTCAGAACGTCAGCCGTAATATTGCCGCCCAACGTTGCCGCTCCCGAAAACGTCACGAAGTCATTGGTTACTGCACCATGACTCGCATCAGTAACTGTTATCGTGCTAGATCCATTTGTTGCTGCAAAGGTGACATCACCAGCGGATGTGGTGACTCTAATAGGCGTAACATCGTAGTAGGCGTCACCCTCTTCTACATAGTATTTGAAGGTGGTGCCAATGCCCTGGTAGCGAGTGCCACCCAAGGATATGAATGAGTGTAAGGCTCTAGCTAAACCAAGGAAGGTGTTGGTTCCGAGCTTTTGCCAGCCTCCGACTTTTTCTACCAAGCCTTTACGGAAGCGTACAAGGTTACCATCAACCCATCCGCCTCCCGCTGCGTAATCGGTAGACTCTTTATCTATGCCAGCACGAAAATCCAGTTTTTGTAGCGGCATCTTGCATCAAGCTAAACGAATAATTGCGCCAGTGGCGGTTGGAGATGGGAACACTACGGTGAAATCTCCTGCTGTGCTTGTTTTATCACCACCAAAATCGACAGCAGCTATCGCCTTATTAGAGTTGGTGGAGTTATAAAGTAGCATACCTCTCGCAGTCACTGTTGCCGTGCCAAATGTAAAGTCTGCAAAATCACATACCGCAACCGAGCCTGACAGCGTTGGCGTAACGTTTGTTAGAGAGCCACCCCCAGAACTATAGTTAGTCCCCGAAGATTGACCCGTCGTTACGAAGGCAGTTGTTCCAGCCCCTAAAGTGGCGGATGAGGTGTAAAGCGCCAACTTAATCGTGTCAGCACCGTTCGTTAAATTATGTCCTTCAACCAAAAGCTCTTGTTTGAAAGAGTTGCAGATAGCGGATGTAATGGCGATGACGCACCTCCTATTTACTCTAGTTGCTTCACAATGTTCGCCATATCTTCGTGTCCCTGGCTTGCAAGCAAGCCTCTTATTGTCACACGGTCTGAAGCTATGGCGTTTTTGACGCCTAGCAATATTAGTTGATAAACGTCCCTTCGGAAAGCCTCTGCTTGCTGCCGTATGTGCGGTGCAGCTTGCGATGAAATGCCTACTATCTTGTTCGTGATTTGCTCTGCCCAGAACTCTGCGTCATGGCCGCGATTATCTGTGGTGGAGACCATGACTTGGCCAAGTCCAAGCCCTATTTTGTCTTCTAGCATGACTACCCTTTATATGGTTCTGGTGACGATGGCATTTCCACAGTTTCTAATTTGTGTTTTTTGACCATCTTAGCCAACTCTGATCTATTACAAACCATCCACTCATCCGCTGGTGTGGGCATCGCTACCTTTGGATCGCTGAGTCGATGATATCCATATAGTCTTTCTTCAAGCGGCACGTTTTGATCAAGCAACGACGATCGAGGACTCACACCGACTGTGATGCCAGCGTTGATACACTTACAGATCCAGAACTCCAAACAGGCTCTACCCGCTTCCGCAAAGTGCAGATTGTGTTTATAGGAAAAGTCCATCCCGAACATATCTATTTGGTTGACCTCGTTCCACAAAGCGAAAGCGATGGCATAGGCAGTGGTGTTGTTCATATAAGCACACCGCTGACTTTCGATAATCTCTTCTAAGGGATACTCAACCAGAGCGGGGACTCGCTCATCGAGTTCACAAGTATAGATTGGTTTGTTAAAGGTAGGCAGAACACGCCGCATGACATCGGTTTGATTACCAGCATCATTGGTATCAAGAAAGCGACTGACTGGATCCATCATAAAGACACGATCTACATCAAAAACCGATAAAGCAGAGTTGATGCCCCATACTTCATCCCAAGTTTTGCTGTTTTCTACGCCAATGACGTAATCTATTTGGCTTGCACCAAGACCGATTATCGCTACGTTTTGTCCTTTGAGACTTTCAATTTTTTCCACTAACTCACCCCAGATCGTAATAAGTCATACCGGAACTCATCTCTGGTGTTCCGGCCCTCTGACAGATTCTTCATCCGGGCT